AGACAGAAGAACACAGCCTGGTTATACAACAGCTTGCTAAAGCAGCCGACAAGTATAAAAAATGACAGAAATTGAACAGATACAGGAATTGTGTAAAACAAACCTAGCTTATCTATACAAAGAAGTGCTGAAGTATGACAGGTGGAACGATAAGCTTCACGGTAATTACCCAGGCGACCCAGAAAAGGGCATCCCCCCAGGCATAGCGTATTACCTGGCTAACAGTGGGCCTAGAAAGCTCATCTTGGTTCCTCGTAACCACCTGAAGTCTACGGTTGTTACAGTGGCATGGGCCATACAGAGAATCCTGATTGACCCCAATGTGCGGATTCTGATTAACAATGCCAAGTTTGACACAGCCAGAGCCTTTGTCCAAACCATCCAGGCCCATCTAGACACCAACAGCCCCCTCAGTAAAATCTTTGGGGAGTTTAGATCAAACAAGCTCACCTGGAATAAAGACAATTTCATTATTTCACAGCGGACAATGCCCCGCGCCCAGCCTACCGTCATGGCTGCTTCCATTGACACAATTCTTAACGGAATGCACTTTGACATTATTATCCATGATGACTTGGTAGAACCAAACAATGTACGGACAAGAGAACAAATAGACAAGACCATCGAATTCTTTAAAGATAGTTTTAACCAAATAGATAAAGGTGGGCAGATAGTTGTAATAGGCACAAGATGGGCTTCACAAGATTTGTATGGGCATATATTAGCCACAGCCTGTAAAAGTGTTAATGGTAAACAATTAGAAAAAGGACAAGGGGCTGAGTGGTTCAAACATACAAGCTTCTAATGCAACATGGATTTAATATTTTGGGTAGGGATTTTTATAATTGCAGGAAATTTATTGTTCAGCTTATTTGAACTAGTGTGGGATGGAATTAAATATTTATGTGGAAAAGTTTGGGAATTGCTGTCATCTGTTCGTCGTTAGTTCTTCCCGTTTCCCCTGCCGTCAGCCAACTTCTTCCAGAAACCGAACAAGCTCTTAAGAAAGCTGAAGCATTATATGGGCAAATGATTTTTGTTACATCTGCTTTTAGAACCCCCGAATGGAATGCCCAGGTTGGGGGAGTGCCAGGAAGCTATCACCTATCTGGTGAAGCCATTGATATTCGTATGCCAGCGTCATCTACGCAACTAGCGAAATTAATCTGGGCATTGTGTCATTCAGGCTTTCACGGCATTGGCGTTTATGGCGACCATGTTCATGCAGACATTAGAAAGAAAGAAACATTTTGGAGAGGATAAATGAGTATTTTACTTTCATTACTTAGTGGTGGCATAACAGGTTTGCTTGGTAAAGGTATTGAGAGATACTTTGACCACAAGGCTGCTAAGCTCGAAGCTGAAAGGGAAGATAGGAAGTTTGAACACCAACTTGCCCTTCAGCAGATGGCAGGGAAAGCAGCAGTTGAAGTAGAAGATAGTAAGGCTTTTAAAGCAAGTATTGAATCAGATGATGTTGATAAGTTTTATGAAGGTAAATATACAAATAAGCAAGCGTGGCTTATGGTGTTATTGGACTTTGCCAGAGGCTTTGTTCGGATTGGCCTTACTGCCTACCTGTGTATTTTAACAACCATGATTTACATTAAAGCAGAACGACTGGTGAGCCTCGATACAATCCTTCCTTCAATGGCCTACGATTTAGTCACCCTGATTATTAACACAATTCTTTATATGACCACCTTAGCGGTCTGCTGGCAGTTCGGCTCAAGAGCCAGTAATGCCCCAGTGAATAAGAAATGAAAACAGTTCGTGAGCGCATAGAACTAGCAATAGTTGAAGAACTGAATGTAACAAATCTTATTGCTCAAAACGAACCAGAAGTATTTATTCCCAGATTTATTCAAACATTAACAGATCGGTTGAATGAAATATTTGCCGATGAACTAAAATATCGAAGAAAATAATAAAAGAGCATTGGGAGATGCTTAGGAGAATCCCATGCCTATTTCACATTCAGAAGTAGAAATTGCTAGTCAGCCAATAGGTGTTTCTGGCCCAGTTACCGATGCAGAACTTAGAGCTACACCAGTACCAGTTTCAGGAACGGTTACTGCAACAGGCCCATTAACAGATTCACAATTAAGAGCTACACCTGTTCCAGTTAGCACAACTCCGTCAGTTTCGACGGTTTCTACTGTTTCAGTTGTCAATTTACCAGCAAGTACAAATACCACGCTTCTTGCGGCAAATGCCAATAGAAGGGCGGCGATTATTGTGGTAGCGAAGGCTTCGACATATATTAAATTTGGTTCCACTGCTTCGGCTACAAGTTATACGTATAAAACAGCCACTGCAAATACTGTGATTGAAACTGAAATATGGACAGGTGTTATTGACGCTTTTGGCCCTTCTGGAGAAATAGCAATTACAGAATTAGCATAAATACAACTTAAATCACACTCAGGAGAGATTGTTGTTAAGTAGTGCTGGTGCACCAGTAATACAAAACATCGTATTACCCATAGCTGAAATAGAAACAAAAATACCTTTAGATCGAGGGTGTAAAAAACTGTTGCTTCAGGTGCGAGAAGGTGGTGACCTTAAAATTGCCTTCAAAGAGGGAGAATCAGCAACAAATTATTTTACCTTGCGTGGTTTTAATACTTATTATGAAGATTTAATAGTTGGGCCATTTAGTCTTTATATACAAAGTGAAACAGATAATACAATAGTAGAAATAGTTACATGGTACCATTATGATTAGGAGATTTAGATGAGCTTACCAATAGGATCACAAAAGATTACCGCAGACGCGGCAGTAGGAACTTCTGGAAAAAAGATTCGTGTGTACGGATTGATTGTTCGTGCTGCTGCCTCTGATACTGTCGTCAATGTTTATGATGGCACTTCGACAGGTGGGGTACTTATGGACGTTATTAATGCGGCGGCTTCTACAACTACGGCGCGTATGTATGCGGGTGGATTGTATTTGGGGTCTGGTGCGTTTATTGACGTTGATACCAACACTTCATTTGTCACTGCAATTTACGAACAAGAAAACGCTTAAGAGATTCCTGTGGATATCCAGAATTTCTTAACTACAGTAGGTGGGGTTTATGATGGGGCTGTGCCCGTCTTAGATGCTGTTGTATCGAATTTAACAGCTACCCCCAATGTTGGAACTGGGGCCATAGATTTGGCTTGGGATAGCTCTGCCCAATTTACAGGTGGCACAGTGCGGATTGAACGTAAATCTTCTGGATCATTTACTGAGCTAACTTTTCAAAATGATGGCATTTTTACGTATAGCGATGATGAAGGTGTTTCTTCCACTCAATACACCTATCGAGTCCGACAGCTTGCACAGGGAGTTTATTCAAACTACTCCAATAATGCTACTGCCACATATCCGTAATGTTTGATTGCTACATTCGTGCAGTTGTTGAACGTGGCGAACTTATTTTTCCTGAAGATTTTTGTCTAAAGCGGGAAACGCCCGAAGACGACAATAAAAAAGCATTAGATGAAATTGAGGCCATTGAAGGCCCATATCTATATGCTGGTAACTATTATAACAATCCTGTTGCAGACGATTTAGTTGAGTTTAAAGAAGAATGGTTCCATACCTATAAGTACGACGAAGTTAAAGATAAATTAAAAACTGCTCGCTGCATTATCAGTATAGACCCAGCTACAAAGAATAAAGAAAGCAATGACCCTACAGGAATTATTATAGCCAAGATAGATACAGATGGTTATGTATACATTGTGGATGCAATAGCCAGAAAGCTTTTGCCAAATGAACTGATCAAAGAAGTCTTTAATCTTAATGACATTTACAATCCTGATGTAATCACCATCGAAGTTGTTAGTGCCGAAATTCTCTGGGAAGATTTGTTTAAACAGGAAATGAGAATTCAAGGGAAGCACTTTCGGCTAGAGAAACATGAACCAGGCACTAAAGAAACTAAGCCAGCCAAGATTCGCAAACTCATCCCCTATTATGCGCGTGGACAAATCCTTCATAAACCAGGACTCCTCGA